CCGCGCTCTGAGCGCAGAAAACTCATTAAAGCCTTATCCGGTGGCATGCCTGGCGCTGTCACCACCAACGACGGTACGCCGGGCGCTGCCGAAGAGATCAAACCTGAAACCCTCAATTCACTTGAAAGCGCTCTTGCGGCGTTAGTCAAATAAGGACCCTTTATGTCTGAAGTAAACGAAATTCTGAAAAAAGTCACTGCCAGCATTGAAGAGGCAACCGGCAAATTCAACGCGAAAGCAGAAGACGCACTCAAAGAGGCACAGAAGTCAGGCAGGCTGTCAGAAGAAACAAAAGCTGCCGTTGATAAAATGGCTTCTGAGTTCAATGCGCTGCGTGAAGCTGAAAAAACCCTGAAGGCCGCAATGGGCGAACTGGAGCAACATGTTGCCCAGATGCCGCTGGCAAACATGAAACAGGTTGTCGAGTCCGTTGGCCACCAGGCGATCTCCGCTGAAGCCCTGAAAACCTTTGCTTCCAGCGTGGAAGGCGGTAAGCGCATCAGCATCCCGGTTAAGGCTGCACTGACTTCGGTGGATGTGCCTGATGGTGTCGTGGAGCCACAACGCCTGCCGGGTATTGATACGGCACCGAAACAGCGCCTGTTCATCCGCGATCTGATCGCTCCTGGTCGTACTTCCTCCTCAGCTATCTTCTGGGTGCAGCAGACAGGCTTTACCAATAACGCGAAAGTGGTTCCTGAAAATACGCAGAAACCATACAGCGAAATTGAGTTCACGCCGAAAATCACTGGCGTCAGCACCATCGCCCACCTGTTCAAAGCCTCAAAGCAGATCCTGGATGACTTCGCACAGTTGCAGTCCACCGTTGATGCCGAAATGCGCTACGGGCTGAAGTATGCGGAAGAGCAGGAAATTCTCTTCGGTGATGGTACCGGCGTTCATCTGCACGGCATCGTTCCTCAGGCGTCAGCGTTCAATCCGGCCTTCACTGTCGAACAGCAGAGCGGGATTGACGATCTGCGTCTGGCAATGTTGCAGGCACAGCTGGCACGCTTCCCTGCGTCTGGTCATGTTCTTCACTTCATTGACTGGGCGCGGATCGAGCTGACCAAAGACAGCCTGGGTCGTTACATTCTGGCGAACCCTGCGGCGCTGACTGGTCCGACTCTGTGGGGCCTGCCGGTTGTTGCAACGGAAGCGGCAGCCTTCCAGGGTAAATTCCTGACCGGTGCATTTAACGCTGGTGCGCAAATCTTCGACCGCGAAGATGCGAACGTGGTTATCTCAACGGAGAACGCTGACGACTTCGAGAAAAACATGATCACCATCCGTTGCGAAGAACGTCTGGCGCTGGCTGTGAAACGCCCAGAGGCGTTCGTGTACGGTTCATTCAGCACCGGCGCGGGTAGCTGATAACTATTGCGGCCTTCGGGCCGCTTTTTTCGGGGCAAACAAATGCTTGATAAGAATGTGGTGAAACAGCATTGCCGCATTGATACCGACTTTATGGGTGATGATGCTCTGCTGGAGATTTACGCAGGTGCGGCGGCCCGGTACGTCCAGACATGGACACGGCGAACGCTCTATGAAAAGGAAAGCAGCCCTGGCTACGCTGACGATCCTGACCCGATACTGCTCAATGATGATGTTAAAGCAGCCATGCTACTGCTTATCGGTCACTGGTATGCAAACCGGGAATCCGTGGTCATCGGACAAACCGTTGCAGAGGTCCCGCTTGCAGTTGAAGCCCTGCTTCAGCCATACCGAATTTACGGGGTGTAAATATGGCCTGTTCAGGATGCGCGGAACGGCGTGAGTGGATAAAAAAATGGGCGAAAATTGCATATGAACGAGCAACAGGTAAACGAGCTGATAACAACGCTACGCGAACAGACAGAAGCACAGCGGGCGCAGACGGACGCGATAAACCGGCTGGCTGAGTCAAATATGGCGTTATGCGATGTCATTATCCAATCACTGGCTGAAGATGATGGGGTTGAAATTACGTCACTGAACGAATTGAAACCTCAGTATCTCAGCCAGAAAGTCAGGGGGTAGAATGCAGGCCGGGAAACTACGTCACCGGGTAACAATCCAGGAGCCGGTGATGGTTCAGAATCCAGAGACTGGAGCTGTAAATAAAACCTGGCGGGATGTGGCTACCGTATGGGCGGAAGTCTCCCCGTTGTCGGCTCGCGAGTTTATTGCAGCCCAGGCATCGCAGGGGGAAATCACTACCCGTATCACAATTCGCTTTCGACCGGGAATTACCCGGATGAATCGCTTCCTGTTTCGCGGTGGGATATATAACATCGAGGGCGTGCTTCCTGATCCGAAAAGTGGCCGCGAATATCTCACGCTTCCCTGCTCAGAAGGGGTAAACGATGGATGATGGTGTTGAGGTAAGTCTTACCGGGCTTGATTCCCTGCTTGGGAAAATGGAGGCAGTATCAGACGTCACCCGTAACAAAGCGGGACGATTTGCGCTTCGTAAAGCCGCGAACTTAATCAGGGACCGTGCCCGGAGTAATGCTGCCCGGGTTGATGACCCACTGACCAAAGAGGCCATCTATAAAAATATCGTTGCCAGCTTTGGTAGTCGTGAATTCCGGAGAACGGGTAACCTGACTTTCCGCGTTGGCGTTATGGGTGGTGCGCGACAGTATGCCCAGACGAAAACCAACGTCAGAAAGGGGCGAGCCGGTAAAACCTACAAAACAGCAGGCGACAAAGGGAATCCCGGCGGCGACACCTGGTACTGGCGAATGCTTGAATTCGGAACAGAGCATGCAGCAGCACGACCTATCATCCGCCCCGCGATGAACGGTATCGATGGCCCTGTCATTAACGTTTTTGCGGAAGAAATGGAAAAAGCTATCGATCGTGCGATCAGGCAGGCCGTGAAAAAGGGGACCAAAGCATGATAGCGCCTGTTTTTAAAGTTTGTGCAGCCAGCCAGGAGGTTCGCTCACTGCTGGGAGAATCTCCCGTAAGGCTGTACCCCTTCGGCAAGCATTTTGATGAAGTTGTCTATCCCTATGCGGTCTGGCAGAACATTGACGGTGATCCACAAAACTACCTGAAGCAGCGACCTGATATAGACCGCTTTTCTGTTCAGATTGACGTTTACGCCGACACAGATACTGAAGTCATCACGGTTGCGCGGGCGCTTCGCGATGCGATCGAAGGCAGCGCAATAATCACCAGATGGGGAACGCAGGAGCTGGAACCCAGTACCATGAAGTACCGTTATTCCTTCGACGTCGACTGGCTCGTCAAACGATAAAACAACCTTCCATAACACACCGGCGCCGCCGGTTTTTTTATACCCGGAGATAACTATGTCAGTAGTGACTCAAGGCACACAGTTGTACGTGCTCGCGAATGGTGTCGTGAGCGAAATTGAATGCATCACTGCATTTTCACCAGGTGGAAGCCCGGCAGATCAGATTGATGACACCTGCCTGAGCGAACGTAACACCCGAAAATATAAAAAGGGATTGCGTACACCGGGGCAGGCAACGGCCACGCTTAACGCAGATCCAACTAACGCCAGCCACCTGATGCTCAGCAACATGGCAGAGTCAAATGACCAGAGCGACGTAACGTTTGCTATCGGCTGGTCTGATGGTGAATCAAAGCCGACAGCGGGAACAGGACCGGAAGCTGTTGATGGTCTGGTGCTTCCTTCTGATCGCACCTGGTACGTATTCAAGGGATATGTTTCCGACTTTCCGTTCGACTTCCAGGGAAACACGGTCGTGCAGACTTCTGCCACTATCCAGCGTTCCGGGCAGGGGGCATGGATTCCGAAAGAGCAGTCTGGTAGCTGATCACTGGCGGGGTTGAATCCCCGCGTTTCAACAAACATTATCGGGAAAGATAAATGAAACTGACACTCGACACACTGAAAGAAACGGGAGCGTTTACCGGCCGCCCGGTTGAAAAAGAGATTACCTGGAAATCGCAGGATGGTAAGGAACATACAGCCACAACTTATATCCGTCCTCTTGGTTATCACACTGCCACATCAGATGTGCTTGCTGGTCTGGGCCGTATTGATGGGGTTGCTGGGCGTATCGCAGCGTCAATTTGCGATGAGCATGGCCATCAGGTGTTTACGGTTGCCGATGTTACCGGCGAGGCCGATCCAGACCGTGGCGCGCTGGATGGTGGCCTGACGGTGGCGCTGCTGGTGGCTATTCAGGAAGTTAACGATCTGGGAAAGACGGACTCAGCGCAGAAGACGAAATCTGGTGCGAACTAGTCCTTAACGGGATAGGTGGCCGCACTATCGCTGAGGCAAAAGAACGCCTCAGCTTCCGCGAGTTCCAGCAGTGGGTGCAGTACCGGCACAAGTACGGCAATCTGAACCTGATGATGCGAACGGAGTGGGGTGCGGCACTGGTTTCTTCTGTGCTGGCAAACGTAAACCGTACCAAAAACACTCCTGCCTTCAGCATTGCTGATTTCGCGCCTCATATTGCCGCTGTTGAGCGGAAGGCAGCAAACGAGCCGATCAAACTTGAAGACGCTATGCGTACCTGGGGGTGATACATCAATTTCTCATGTTAAACTGTAACTTGAACTTCAAAGGGGAAGTAAACATGAGAAACTTAGGATGGTTGTTGTCGTTAGGTGGTGTTGCGTTAGGCGTCTTTGCATTACTCATGGATGTAAGCGTTCCTGTCGGAGATGGTTCACGCGTCAACAACATTGGTCTGATGGCTGAGCGGCAGAATTATTTAATTGTTGCAGCGGTTTTGTTTATTGGTGGAATATTGCTTGCAAATAAAACAAAGAGAAATATGCCTAGAAATAATTACAAAGCCTATGACCTATCAACCATAAACAAAGATGATTTCATCAAGGGTGACGGTAGTATTAATTTAGAGGAAGTCCGCAATTTTTCAATCTTCCTGCTTGAAAAACACTCTGGTAAATCGGTATCAGAAATTACTTTCATGAACATGCCTCTTATTGAGCGTATTGCAGGGGAAATGCCTGCCCCTCTTGGGAAAAACTTCAAGAGCGAGCTTGAGCGAAGTCTAAAAGCAAACATATGAAAATCAGCCCGCTATGCGGGTTTTTTTATTTCTGGAGTTAATTATGGCTGGGAAATCACTCGGGACCCTTACACTCGATCTTGTTGCCAAGGTTGGCGGTTTTGTTTCTGGCATGGATAAAGCGGAAAGAGCCTCTCAGCAGTGGGCTAAGCAAGTTCAGAAGGATGCCGCTGAAACTACCAAAGCTTTTGCCTCCATTGGTTCAGCAACAGTTGCTTTAGCCGGCGCTGTTGGTGTTGCTGGTTTTCAGCTTCTAAAATCTACCTCGAAACAAATAGCAGAGACAGACCGTTGGGCTAAATCACTAAATATTTCCACTCAAGAGTTGTTATCGTGGCAGTTCGCTGCCGAAAAGGCCGGTGTGTCCGGCGATCAAATGGCCGATATCTTCAAAGATATTGGTGACAAAATCGGCGATGCGGTCCTGAATAAGTCAGGTGAGGCCGTTGATGCCCTGAATGCTCTTGGATTATCCGCTGAAAAATTATCCAAAGTAAGTCCAGACAAACAACTTCTGGCGATTGGTGAGTCGCTTGGTAAAATCAGCACAAACGCTGAAAAAACCACAGTACTTGAAAGCCTTGGCAATGACCTTTCGAAACTTCTTCCTCTGTTTGATAATAACAATGAGAAGCTTAAGCAGTTTTTAAGTCTCGCTAAAGATTTCGGAGTTGCTCCAGACCCTGCATCAATAGACGATCTCGTTAAAGTGAATCAGATATTCGAGGATATTGAAGCACAGGTTCGAGGGTTAAAATTAGAAATTTCAGCAGGACTCGCCAAAGTAGACTTATCTCCTCTTACAGACTCACTTGATCAATTGAGGAAAGTTTTAACAGATCCAAAGGTTCTTCAGGGTATCACTAACTTAGTGTCTGAGGTGGCAGAGCTTACCGGATGGTTGGTAAAATCAGCTGCTGCGGCTGGACAATTAGCAGCAAGCACAGGTAATAGGATAGCTGCCATCGGTGGTAATATTGACCGAAAAAATCTTGATCAGGTAAAAGAACGAATTGACTGGCTTCAAAGAAACATTGATGCAGGTAACTTTCCTGAAACTGAAAGTATTATTGGCAGTGTACTCGATTCAAATATTACTCTGGCAAATGCAAAGAAAGAGTTAGAAGATTTAATAAAATTAAAGGGTCAATTAGTTGCTGGTAGCCCAGCAAAACTGCCAATTCAACCTGCAACAGTAGGTGGGGGCTACGCGCTTGATAAAGACGAAACAAACGGGAAGACAAAACCCGATTCAACCCTTAAAAAGCTTGAGTCTTCGTTTAAATCTATGGAGACAAGTTATCTTCGTCAAATTGCTCTGATCGACACTACTGGAAAGAAAAGCGCAGAAGTCACAGAACAACAAAAGCTTCAGTTTGATATTGCGGACGGCAAGCTGGCTGGACTTAATGAAACTCAGAAGACTCGCCTGGAGCAGCTCGCTACTGAGGTTGATCGCCTCAATTCAGTTAAAAAGGCCAATGAGGAAAATATCAGGCTCGCCGAATATGTTGCGAACCTTCAGCGCGAAAATGCTAACGCTGCAAGCTCCCTTGATGCGAATGTTATCGGCGCCGGGTTAGGGGATAAAGCACGCGAACGAATGCGTGAGCAACTCGATATTGAGCGTGAATTTAACGAGAAGCGTGAAGACCTGCAACGCAGGTTCCAGAGTGGAGACATTAAGACCTCTACCGAGTATGACCGCTATAACCAGGAACTCGATAAGGCACTTGCGGTACGGCTTGAAAAATATCGTTCCCATTATGAGGAACTGGACAAAATCCAGGGCGACTGGCTCGCTGGTGCACAGGATGGGCTGGCAAACTGGATTGACACTTCCAGCGATTATTACAGTCAGGTATCGGGTCTTGTGGGCAACACCCTGGATGGGTTGGTTGACAACATGGCGGATGCACTCAACGGGAATAAAGCGGACTGGGCGGACTGGGCTAACAGCGTGCTGAACGAACTCCAAAAGGTTCTGCTTAGAGCCATCCTGGTGAACAGCCTCAAGTCTGCCGGTGATAGTGGGCTTCTCGGCTCGCTTGGCGGGATGTTTGGCGGCGCGTCTTCTGGTGGCAGTACGCCATCTGGCACCTACGATTCAGCTGCTTCTGGTTTAACCCTGAACGCAAAAGGCGGGGTTTATGATTCCCCTGATCTGAGCAAATTCCGCAATGGAATTGTGAACAGCCCTACGATGTTCGCCTTCGCTAAAGGTGCTGGTTTGATGGGTGAAGCTGGGCCAGAGGCGATCATGCCTCTAACCAGAACCGCAGACGGCTCTCTCGGCGTGCGAATGGTAGATGATGCTGTCTCCTCCGTTAGCGCGGGAGGGAATAGCATTCAACAGACCATTCAGCAGCATTTCACCATTTCCGGTAATGGCGATGCCGCGCTTAAGCAGGCGATGGAGGAGGCTGCCGCTAAAGGGGCCAGAGATGGCGCGAAGAAGGCGCGGCAGGACATGTTGAGTGATTTCCAGACCAACGGGCAGGCCAGGAGGATGCTTGGCGTTTAGTGGTTAACATCGATTTATTTATACGCCGAAAGGCAGGAGGTTATGATGAGTTTTGAAGCCCAAAACAAAACACTACTCAGCAAACAACGTGAATTAATCATGGCCGTTGAAAAAATTGAACGAGACTCCGTAAAACTACATAATGAGATAATCCGTTACCTCCAGGATGTATCTAAAAATAATCATGCGAATCTACTAATCTCAGGAAATGCGTCATCTTTGATAAATGATATCGTTGCGTTTGATGAAAGTGATTGTATTAGCCTGACAGGCGTTGGGAAAAATAACATACAAATAGGTGCCATGCTTTTGCAAAAAGCGATTAAGCATGGCTGCTAATTTTCTTGGCTTATCTTACGTAAACTTTATATTTTTGCTCTGATAAGTATGGGGTGGCATTGAGAAATCTCCCTTGAACAGACTTTATTAAATGCTGAAGCATATGAAATAAATACAAAAGATTTCCTTCAGACGAATCTGTATAAATCCAATTGATAGTGGTTTCCCCAAATCTGAACTGGTTGGTGTTTAGTCCTGCGATAAAATTGTCATAATGAATGAAGCCTTTTTCAAGAATGAACAGTGCGTCAAGTGATGGGCTTGCAATGTTAAACCTTGTTTGATTGTTCGGTAAAGAAGGTACAGATATTCCAAGCTCTTGATGTGCTTTATCTACCCAGCTTTGTACAGTTTGCATCTGCTGTGGGCCGTTATATGCAACCAGAAAATTTCTTATTCCCCTACTTAAATTTGAAGCTGAAAATAGCTCCTCAAAGCTTGGGTTTAGAGTTTTTGCATTGTGGGCCGAGTTTATGGATTTTTTCAACTCTTCATATGTTAGAGTTGATTTTATCTCTATTGTCGCAACGACAGATTCAATTAAAAAAGCTGATATAGTATCACTGAAACTGATTTTGGGATATTCATTGCGGTACAGGACAATATCGTATTGATTCCGTTGATCACCGGGTTTGGATTGATGGTCTATTATTTCACCAGTACCAATGGATATATTGCTCGGCAGGTGATCTTTAAGAAATTTGGAAATAAACTCCTCTCTTGGTGTTCCTTTGTGTAAAGAATGACCAGTAATGGCTACTGAAGCTCCCTGAACAGTGAGTAATTTTTCCATATTATTGAAGTGTGCACGTAACATTTTTTCCTCTCTTTGCTTATTCGCCAATGCCCCACCATAGACGAGCTGAGCATCCAACATAACCAGGTATGTAAATCAATAACATCCTGACAAATGATCAGTAGCGCTGCTACGCCAAAAATAATGCAGGAGAATCTATGGCTGCGCTTGAATGGCCTGAAGATGTTTGTCCGGCGTCGCTGACGTGGCGACCGGAAAGTAACACCAAAACATTTCGCTCTCCCTTTAACGGTGCCTCACAGACCGTTCGTTTCCCCGGCACCCGCTGGATCTGCTCCCTGACGTTTAACAACCTTACCGACGATAAATCCCGGCGCATCGATGCGCTGGTGGCCGATCTCGATGGTGAGTACGGCAGGGTAAAAATTCGCGACTGGGGACGCGAGGGGAGAACGCCAGCCGGAAATCCTGTGGTGCAGGATGCAAACCAGACGGGGACCCAGCTCAGCAGCAAAGGCTGGACACCCGGCAAACTCGTACTGCGCACCGGGGATTACCTTACCGTGAACGACGAGCTGAAGATGGTCACTGCTGATGTGACCAGCACTTCAACGGGTACCGCAATGATTCCGATTGCGCCGATGCTGCGTACCTCGCCGCCGGTTAACGGCAAAATTGAGGTGGCTAACCCCTACGGCATTTTTAAGCTGAAAGATAACCAGCAGGGCGCGGGTAACCGCGTTCCTGGCGTTTTTACCAGCTACACACTGGAATTTGAGGAGGCGTTTTAATGCTGTATTCCCCTTTTTCAGATTCGATGATCACCTGGCTCTCCCGTGACAGGGTTACCGCGGTGCTGGCGGCCAATGTCCAGTTTGAATCCGGGACCGCTTACGTCCATTCCGGCACCGGCACGCTGGTGCTGGGCGGATATGTCTATTACGGCATGGGAACGATGGGCGCCATTGATGATGTCAATGAAACCAACACGACGAGCCCGACGCAACTCAGGATGACGCTTTCCGGCCTGGACATGTCTCTGTTTGCCAAAACGCTTAACGAGCGCTGTGTCGGGAAACCTGCGGAACTGTATCTGGTGGCTATGGACGACAACGGCGTTGTTCAGGTTGCTGACCTGATTTTTAAGGGTCGGGTATCCGGTACCGGCGCGACGTCGGGGGAAACCAACGCCCTGCAATACACCGTCAGTAACATTTTTGAAGACTGGCAGCGACCGTTCCCTGACCGCTATACCGACGAATCGCATCAGGCCGCCCAGCCAGGCGATCGCATTTTCCGCTACGTCGCACAGATGGCAGAACGTTCTATTTTCTGGGGCAGTAAAAAAGATGCGCCAGGATTTACCTATACGTGAGGAAGCATGAAGCATCCAGACTGGCATAACAGATTAATCGCCGTGATAAGGGCCGCTGAAAAGCGGCCTTTTTTATGGGGCGAACATGACTGCTGCCTGTTCGCAGCCGACTGCGCTGAAGCGATGACCGGGGATAATTTTGCCGACGGCTGGCGCGGGACGTATGACAGCGAAACGGGTGCGAAAAAAGCATTGCTGCGCGGCGGCGGATCGCTGGAGAAAGTGCTGGCGAAGTACCTCGATGAGGTACCTGTGAAGATGGCCCAGCGCGGCGATATCGCGGTTGTCGAGAATGCTGGCACCCGATGCGCCGGGGTGATTTACGGCGGCGCCGTGTGGGTGCCGGGGGAGGAAGGGCTGGTTTGTCTGAGGATTAAACCACTGAGCACCTGGAGGGTTCGCTGATGCCTGCTGCTATTCCAATTGTTGCCACTGTTGCTGCGGGTATTGCGGCTGCAAACGAAGCTTATGCGATTGCCATGGCTATCACTATTGCTGCGCAGGTGGCAACGCAGATGCTGACGAAGAAGCCCTCTATTGGCGGTTACCGTGATGTGGCGGAGAGAAAACAGGTTCTGCGCGCGGCTGCCAGCCCGAAAACGGTGGTATATGGCAGGACGGTATCAGCAGGTACGCTTTTATTCTCCGAAGAGGAAAAAGGCGATCAGACTGATGGCGAATGGCTTCACCTTGCGATCACCCTGGCGGGCCACCCTCTCTCCGGTGTGGGAACTATCTATCTCGGTGATGACGATATTGGTTCGTACCCTGATAACGCCACCTACGAAGTACATAACGACCGCCAGACCGCCGATCCGTTTATGCTTCAGAACTGCCCGTCCTGGAAAGAGGACATGATCGGCAAGGGCATTTCCTGGCTACGCGTGTCGCTGAAGTTTAACGCTGAAAAATTCCCCTCAGGCATTCCTAACATCAAGGTCGAGAAAACGGGGCGCAAGGTCTATGACCCGCGCACCGGCCGCACGGAATACAGCAACAACCTTGCGCTCTGCGTGCTGGACTATTACCGAAATTACCTGAAGGTGCCGGATGCGGATATCAACTGGGATCAGTTTCAGGAAGCCGCCAACATTTGCGACGAGACGGTAACGAACGGCGACGGAACCACGGAAAAACGTTACACCTTAAACGGTGAGTTCGACCTGAACGAAAACAAGGCCAGCATTCTTGAGGCGATGCTGGCTGCCGGAGCTGGCGAACCAACATACATTGCGGGTAAGCACGGCATTCTGGTTGGTGCGTATTATGGCCCTGCAACCGAAGTGATCACCGAAAGTCAGCTGGCCGGCGATATCGAAATCATGCCGGAAGTATCGCAGTCTGAGCGCGTCAACACCATTAACGGTACCTTTATCGATCCTAAGCAGACCTACGCTGAGGCTGATTTCCCGGCGGTGTCTGTCAGCGAGTGGGTTGCTGAAGATGGCGTTGAGATTTCACAGGACCTGAAGCTTCGTTTTGTCACCAGTGAGTTTCAGGCCCAGCGCCTGGCAGACATCAAGCTGAAGCGCACCCGCATTTCACGCACGATGAATCTCACACTGAACCTGAGCGGCTATCGCTACCGTCCTGGCATGTACGTGAAGGTGAATTTCCCGTCGCTCGGTATCATCAATGTCGAAATGCGCGTGACCGACTGGCGGTTCGGTGTTCAGAACGGGGTGCAGATCACCCTGAAACAGGAAACTGCTGATGTCTGGGGTGATGCGATAGGCAAGCCAATTGAGCGGCCGCCGTTCACGCAGCTGCCATCTGGTGGGGTGGCGCAGCCGCAGAACCTGAAATACACCGTCGAGGAAATTGGTCAGGTGGTTCAGGGCGTGCTGTCCTGGCAGAACATCGGGCAGTTTGTATACAACAAGGTTGTGATCCGCAAGGCGGGTCAGACGGTGCTCTCTGTTCAGGTTCCGGGTTCCTTCACCCGCCTGACAGGGCTTGTCCAGTCTACCTACACGGCTCACGTCACTGCGGTAAACCAGATGGGGGCAGAGTCGCCGGAGGCATATCTTGAATTCAGTATTCAGGCCCCGCCAGCGCCGTCACGGGTCGATATTGAGCAAAGCTATTTTGCCATCACTCTGTACCCGCGCCTTGCAGCAGTGACGAACGTATCAACGCAGTTTGATTTCTGGACGTCCGGCGAAACCAGGCTACCGAATACCAGCACGTCAACGGTTGAAGGAAGGGCAACGCGTGCCGGGATCGGCACCACATGGAGCAGCCATAACCTGAAGAACGGGCACACTTATTACTGGTATGTCCGCACGATCAACGCGTTTGGTACATCTGCGTTTGTTGAAGTGGCCGCGCTGTGCCAGACCGATACGTCGGGCCTGATTGACGTCATTGACGAGTCTGTCAGGAATTCTGACGCCATGAAAAACGTGGAGAAGGGCATTGATACCAACCTTGAAGGTATTCTGCAAAACGCGCTGGCCAATAACGGCACGGTGGAACGCCAGTTCCAGCAGCTGGGCGAAGTAAATGCCGAAATCATGACGGTCAGGACAACGATCGCCACGGTAGACAAGGCGCTTGCCCAGCTCACCACCAGTGTTAAGTCTCAGTTCGAAAGTGTTAACTCGCAAATCCTCGAACAGCAAACGGCCATCAGTGATAACACGAAAGCTATCGCTTCCCTCGATACGTATGTTCAGGCAGAGGTTGGAGACCTGACGACGGCGGTTAACCAGAAAATGAACGCCGAGGTGACGAGCAACGGTACAGGCAAGGCTTCATATACCCTGAACCTTGGCATTATCCGTAACGGCGTGAAGTACAACACCGGATTTGGAATGTCCATTGAGCCTTCAGGTGGTTCTTACAAATCCACGGTTGTATTCGCTGCTGACCAGTTCGGCATCTACTCAGGAAGCGATCCCGGCAACTATGAGGCCGCCTTCTTTGTCTATAACGGACAGGTCTTTATCCGTGACGCGATGATCCAGGACGGCAGTATCACCAATGCGAAAATCGGCAGTTATATCCGCTCGACAAACTTCGCAGCCGGAGTTCGGGGCTGGAACATCGACAAGAGCGGCGACTGTGAATTCCACGGCAAATTCTACGCAGACAGCGGTAACTTTGCGTTCAACGGGACCAATAACACGGTCGTTATCAACAATAACGGTATTACCGTCAACATTCCCGGCGGTGGCCGTATCGTCGTTGGTTCATGGTGATTTATGCCTTCAGGACTTTTAATCGATCTCAATGATGGTGGTAAACCGATGGAGATTACCGCCGGATTACGTTGCCCGACATATGGCGGGGCGATATCCGGCGGTATCGGTAACGTGAATACTGCGACAGTTGAGGGTTACGTGGCCGGGTCGAATGTCATTTTCATACCGACCCAGACGGTAATCAGCGACGAGGGGATATTCAAGCTGGACAGCGTCACTATTTCCGGCGCGAACGTCACGCAAAACTGGAGCGGCAATTCAAACCCCGGATTCCCTAACCCACAGCGCGTGGCGTTCTCCGGCACGCTCTGGCAGATACTGCCCGTAAGCCAGAACTCAAAGGTTGGCCTTCTCGTTCAGAACAGCACCGACTTTACGGCGATCACAACGGCGTCCAGGGCCGGGTACTGCATTTATAAAGCCAGGGTAACTGTCGGTACATCAGGCTGGATCACTCCGACCATTGCAGGATTTGATCGCAGCAAATACCTGGTCTGCTGTAAGTGGAACAGCCCTTACACGCTGGACTATGACGGAAATCGGCTGCTGTTTCTGAATGATGGATCAAACACGGAAGACCAGCCCATGAGCGGCACCGTTGATGTGGTCATCTTCGCGGGAGGCGTTTCGCCGGTGGCCGCGAATCCCGGATTTAATATCTATAACGCCGCAGGCCAGTGCACGTTCTCAACTGCGCGGCGCCCGTTCGTTTATCTCGGCGTTAATTTTGTGCCTTCCACCACAGCGCAGACCGTTCCCGGGGGCGGATATGTGCCCGTTGGCCGCTTTGGTCTCAGGGTGCCCAGCTTCGGCGGTGGTCGCATTTATCACTACCATTACGGGCTGGTTATGCAGAATGGCACGCTGAGGGCGGGGAGGGGGCTGTATGTCGGCTGGGCTGACAGGCAGCTCGCGAACGCCGGGGTTACGCCGATCTCGCTACCCGTTATCCCCGATATGTACGTCTGAACCTTTTCAGTATTAATACCAACCTCGCTCCGGCGGGGTTTTTTATTGCCTCAAAGGAGCATCTATGTCCGCAGGAACACTGACACTGACCAATAACTCAGCAGCAGTCACCGGTAGTGGCACCGCCTTTACCACCGAACTGGTCGCCGGAGATTTTATTGTTGTGACCATCGGCGGTATTCCCTACACGCTGGCGATCAAAACAGTGAACAGTAATACCTCACTGACGCTTGTCAGCAGCTATACCGGACCCACTCAGGCAGGGGCGGCATGGTATGCCGTGCCGCGCGTTGCGATGAACCTTGTTACTGCTGCGCTGGTGGCACAAAGCGCCGAAGCTCTGCGTGGCCTGAACTATGACAAACAGAACTGGCAGCGGTTATTCAGTGCATCGGGGAATATAACCGTTACGCTCCCGGATGGTTCTTCATTCACCGGTCCGTCATGGAACAGTTTTACGGCTGCATTAAATGAAAAAGCTGATAAAGCAAGCCTTGGTAGCGCAGCTGCAAAAGATGCCGGAACAAACTCTGGAAACGTGATGTTGGTAGGCGCATTTAACCTTGGTGCTATCCAGGGGGACGGTCCAACCCTCGATAATATGGACGGGTTAACGCCTACCGGATTTACCTCACATCAAAATGATGGTCTGACTCAGTTGGGCCTGTCATCGAATACGGGACTAACTTCCATCATTCTCAATCGGGGCAACAGGCCAACCAGAATACATCAGGCATACTCTCTACGTCGTACCTGGTTTTCATATTACAGCGGGATCGCATGGGCCTATCACGAAGCTTACACGACTGGTAATACGACAAAATCAAGCGATGGTACTTTGAAGGCGGCGTCCCCTGTCGCCCGTATTGTAAAATCCCGTGAGGACTGCCAGCGTGAGGACATTGATTCTGACGGTTTCAGCTGGTGTGGAGGTGGAACTGCCAATGAAGAAGCTGAAGGGATCAAGATTTCAAGACTGGATGTTGGTGTTTATGTCCTGACTGGTTCAGCGGGACTGGCCTCTGAGGGCTGGCAGTTATTGCCACCAATGGACCCTGGCGGCATGGGGGAACTGGGTGTAGTTGAAGCTGAGCAGACAGAAGGCGGTGGGCTGACGATTCGGCTTTTTAAGCGGAAATACATACTCAACGAAGAAGGCGAAATTGTTAAAACGAAAGGGGCTCCTATAGATGTTCCTGCCAACAGCTGGATCGACGTTCGCCTCGATATGCCTGATGATTCTGCCTTTAATCAGAGGATGAGTCAGGGACTTGAGCCATAGCCGCACGTTGATTCCAGATACTGTTTTGCGGCATCTCTACACGGACACTGACAAACTGATCGGCCGGAATGTCGGCCGGGTCTCCATCCGCGTAACCTTCCCGTGAGTTCCTCGCAAATGCCGGCGCTGTCGGGTATTCCCGGTGGAATGTTTTTACCAGCACTGACCCGTCGGCATTAACCTCATAGTCCAGCCAGATCAGGGCTTGTCCATTGCGATCTTTAGGGATATCAAACCCGCCATCAATCCCACCCCATTCTGCGTCAGAGTTCATACCCATGCAGCCCTCGATCAGATACTCTCCGGTTTTCATGCGAGTTACGGTACAGCCCTCTGATTCATCGTTAGTCTGGTATGCGCCATCAGAAAATACTTTGATCACCGGAGATGCAGCTTTGAGCGTTCCGTCGCTGGCTTTCGTGGTGTTCTGCGTCGAATAAAGGGTGTGCGTCGTGGAGAACCCGACGTTAGCATTACCCTGGATTGTTCCATTGCCCTGACGATACTTCAGTCCCTGAGAGGTTGAGGCAAGCTGCCACGATACATAGCCACCACCAGAAAAATCATGCCAGCCACGTAGCGTCAACATGCCCGTATATGTATCTACTCCACTACCTCCTCCCCATGCATTGCCACCGGACTGAATCCCGAAGGACATACCGAGAGGATATTGGGCTATAGCGTCGTAAGAGGCGAGACTACGATAATCGCGATGACATTGCGCCATTACAGCTGCTCCGCCCAGATACGCCCACCCCGGAGAGAACTGGTCATCAACGTTTCTTGTAGCGCTGTTTCCCAAACCGACGTTTTATAGATTGCCCTGCGGCAGCCATGCCGATAACTTCACCTGATTTTTTTGCAGAAATAACTGGGTGGAAAATATGCAAATTGGCTATGTAAGGGTGTCAACAAATGACCAAAATACGGATCTTCAGCAGCAAGCACTCGAACGCGCAGGATGTGAACAGATTTTCGAAGAAAAAATGAGCGGTACTGTGGCAAACCGACCAGCGCTTAAAAAGCTTCTGAGAACGCTGAATGAGGGCGATACGCTGGTGGTGTGGAAGCTGGATCGCCTCGGGCGAAGCATGCGGAACCTGGTACTGTTGGTGGACGAACTCCGGCAGCGCGGCATCCACTTCAAAAGCCTTACGGACAGCATCGACACTTCCAGCCCAATGGGTCGTTTCATCTTCCACATCATGTCAGCCCTGGCCGAGATGGAGAGGGAGTTAATCGTGGAACGCACCCGGGCAGGACTAGCGGCAGCCCGGGAGAAAGGGCGCATAGGCGGCAGACGGCCAAAGTTAACCCCTGAGCAATGGACGCAGGCTGGCAGGCTGATCGCAAACGGAGTGGATCGGAAGCAGGTGGCGATCATTTACGATGTGGCCGTTTGTACTCTATATAAAAAATTCCCAGTAAATAAAGACGTTACACGAACTTCAACACATTAAAATTCATCCGGGTTATTCGATGTGCTTATGCCAATTTTGATCAGGCTCAATACTATCAAGCCAAGAGCAACAACTACGGTACTTGCGATTATAAACGTTGCCATGTTGAACCTTTTTTATGAACTTTTCATTTAGACAATACGGAACTGCAAACGTTCAGAACAAAAAATTCTTAGTATGAGAGCAGGATGTTTGATGTTTCGGACAGCCATATGTAAAAATGAGCTACGGTTGCTGGGCACTGTTCGGTAATTCGAATATTGAATGTTACAACCATGAAGATTCTGTTTGTACATAAGCTTCATGTAACAAGAGGATCTACTGAAAGGAATGATGAGAGATGTGTGGGGGCTTACCGTAGTTGAATTTATTGCTATCAAGCGGAATCTTGAGAATATTTCTGATACATGGTCAGATCTCTGGGCAATGTTGTATCTGAGTCAGGCTAAGCCCGGACAGCTTCTTGGGGCAAAGTTTGATGATGTGAGCCATGATATTCTTGTTCTTTCAGCCACAAAAGGACTGAGGGAAAGATGCATTGCTCTTAAGCCAGGAGTTAAAAGAATTCTCCACTCCCGCAGGGAGAAGTATCCTGAAGATGTGTTTTTGTTTCAGAGCCATTCACATCGTACCAAGACAACTCCAAGACCGGTAACGTTAGTTGCATTTAATGCGGCACTGAAAAGGGCATCTATTGGAGTGACCGCAAAAACAGTGAGTAGTAAAAGTGCTTATTATTTAACGCCACTAAGATGAAGTGCCGTTCAATATCGGAAAAGTACGATGGGTAGTGGTGCATGTCTGCGTAGTTGAAGGTATGCACGAAGCGAACACGGGCTTTGCTAATCATTCACCAGCCACATATTTGCGTCTTCAAACATTTCCTCCAGCATGCGGTTCAGCTTTTCCCGATCGCTTTTGCTGGCATCGCTATTCAAGCCGTTCGCCTGCATCGGCTTCACCCTCACTTCGGCATCAGGGAAGATCTGGTGCACTCGCTTCGTCAGCTCTGCCAGAATAATCTCTCTGGCGCCAACCAAACCATCAACATTACGCTTGTCATAGACCAGCTCAACGAACAT